GGACCATGATTCATATATAAATCTTCTAGTGCACCGCTAGTATGATATCCCCAACACGGACCACACCATACTGCTGAGAAATCAAGAAAAACAGTATAACTCCCATCTAAATAATTATATAGATTGTGAGCTGTACCATTTACATCTGTAAGTGTCCAATCAGGAGCAATAGAACCATCTGCTAATTGTCCTTTTGACACTGTAGACAAACACAAGAATAATATTAATAATATTTTTTTCATAATTATCTTTTTCCGCCGTGATATTCAACAGCATGTCCTTCTTTAATTAAAAGCTCGTTTACGCTCTGCATAGTTAAGCCTTGTTTTCCATCTACAATATCTATACTTAACTCACCTAAACATCTTCCATATTTTCCAACACCATGAGAAACTAATTGTATCGTATCTGTTCCTTCTAATAACTGTTTAACCCTGTCTTTAGCAGCTAAACCTCTAGCTTTTTCTTCTAAATCTCTTGTTCTAGATTCTGGAGTATTAATCCCCATAAATCTTATTCTTTTTTTAACTGAGACATCAAATCCCAAATCAATATAAGCATCAATGGTATCACCATCAACAACTCTATCTAACTTTATTTTGTAAGTGTACATTATTTCTTTTTGCAAAGGCCTAAGCAGATTTTACCAAAAGTTAATTTCTGTATAAGCAAACATATTTTTTCTTTCATATTAAAAATTTTTTATATTAAAAATCACTCATTAACAATTCATCAACACTATTTTGAACTTCCTCCCTTGTAGCTAACATTTTAAATGATATATCAGCTTGAAATCTAGCAACCTCATCTCCATCTTTAAATATAATAATAGTAGGTACTATTACTACTTTATGATCTTTTTGGAGAGTAGGTTCTTTAACTATATCTACTTTAGCGATATCACAGTCACTTAATTTGTCTAACCATTCTACCTTATTTGCACTATTCCAATCGGCATTAAACTCTGTAACAACTAACTGTCCAAAAACATTATTGGAAAGTAAGATTAGAAATAGTATGAATATATTTTTCATTTTACTTTAATTTAATCTATCTATTTTTTCTTCAATACGTTTCATATCTTCTTTCAACTCTTGAACATCGTCAGCTGTGTTTTGTATTGTCAGCCTAATATTCTGGTCTTTCATATCAAACTCCATTCTAGTCACATCTGGTGGAGGTGCAATAGGTAGTTCTTTTGCCTCAGCTATATCAGCCTGCAACATAAACCACATACTTATTATAGTAGCCATAGCAAATCCTATCGCTATTAGAGTTTTTACACTGATAGTAAAACCAGTATCTTCATTTAATTCTTTTGCCATTTTATATTTTGTTATACTTTAAAAGATTACATAGTTTATACCACACTTAAAATCATACCACTCTCTATTCCAATACTTATTATATTTACCTTCAACAAACGTTCCTAAATGCTTGTTTATTTTATATCCAAAGATTAATCCACCAGAATAATCATACCATTGATTTCCATCATTATAATTATGGTAAGAGAATGTTCCACCGTCATCATAATGCCAAGGCATTAAATTTGCCCAAGAATGTAACCAAAAACTTTTCTTATAGTAATAGTAGTCTAAACCTAATACTAATGATTGTTGCATCTTGCTATCTAATTGATCTCTTTTCTTTTCAGTATAGTCTGCTAAAACTTGAGGTATAACAACTTCCTCCCAAACTTCAGGACTTGTAGCAACTACATTTCCACCTGGATCTGTGTAGATAGAATTATAAACATCGACATTATATCCTTCTTGTAAAGCTAGATAAGTATAATGTATATCACCATTGTCTAATATCCATTCTTCTAATGGATCGTAACCATAAGGTTCAGATAATCTTTGTGCTAGTCCTACGTTAAGAGATAATTTACCTATACTATATCTATATCTTTCCGATGTCTCGAAATATTTAATATCTGCAAAACCATCTTGTAAATACTCTCCTTTTAAAATATAGTTCTTAGCTACATATCTAATAAAATGATGTTGATCTAAATATTTAACACCTTCTTGTCTAGTATAATCAGCTTCAAATAAAAACTCTAAACCTTTTACTTTACCTACATTACCAAACCTAGCAATCTTTCTTATACCAAACGCTAGATTATAATCAAATGGAGTTTTAACTGTAGAGGTTTGTAGACCATTTGTTACAGAGAAAACATCTACATCTGATATAGAGGTTCCTCCACTAGCAGCAGCATAAAACGTTGCAAACTTAAAGTATTTTTTTAGCTTTACTTGCGAACAACAATCTTTAGGAGCAGCACAAGCTATTAACGTAGTTAAAAATATTATAATTAGTTTTTTCATTATCGTGTTCTTGTTCTAGTTCTAGTTTTTGTTCTTGTTCTTGTTGATTTCTTTTTATTCTTTTTGTTTATTTTAGCTTTTTCTTTTGCTTCAATAATTCTTTCGTTATCACCTAAACCTAAACTCCAAGTTGTATAACCACTAAAAAACATTACTCTTTGGAAATTAGTATAATCTTTATCTAGCGCATTACGCATGTTTATACTTTTTTGATACAATCTATTTGCTGGAAAATTAGTTAAAGCCTGAGTATAATTAGTAACAGCTGACCATTGTGGATTATCAGCCTCAAACGTTCGCATTTCACTCATAACGTTTTCATTATAATTAATAGTTTTTTCAGCGTTAACTATTTGTCTAGCTTTAATACCAACAACAGGTGAAAAGTTTAACAACTCCATTAGTACAGCACTTTCATCTTTGTTATAACCTTTTTCTCTTTGCTCTTTAAATTTAATAAGAGTATTTTTTAACGTAGAAATAACAGCACCATATATACCAGAACCTCTTAATATCGAGTCAATACTGCCGTTTATAACTCTTTCTCTTTTCTTTAATATTTGATCTTCATCTTTATCATCATCAAACATTACCGCAAATAAAGCTGTTTGTAAACCATAGAATATAACGTTTTGTATACCACCATAGTATAGTATTTTAGATAAATTACCTAAATCACTTTGTGCTTGAGTGGTGTAAGGCGGTGTAATTCTTCTGTTATATATATCTGATGCAGCTTTTTTAATTATTCTATTATACTGTGACGTAATGTTTTGAAAGTTCAAAACTAATTTACCTATCCAACTAGCTTGTTGTTGTGAACTCATATCAGGTCTTGAAGACTGCTGTGTTGACTGCGTTAAATCTTGAAAATCAGTAAAAGCTTTTGCCTCTGCTTCTTTTTGACTTAAACCATCTTTAATATATTTGTTTATTCTATTTCTATAAAACGTAGCGCCACCAGTAGCAATTGCAATATTATCACCAATTTGAGTAGGTAAAAAACCTAATTTTAAAAGTTTACTTATAACTATTTTAGTTGGGTTTTTAGAACCAGCTACAGCTTGAGCAAGATCAGCACCGTTAATATCTGTACCAATACCACCACGCCTTTGTTTTAACATGTCTGAGTTAAATATAAATGCAAAATCTTTCCAGTATTGTTTTTGATTAGCAAAAGCTTTAGCAGCAGCAAACATATTATTATCTGCAAAGTTTATATAGTTTACAATAGACATTTGCTGTAATATAGCAGATCTAACGTTAAAGAACATGACCGTACCAACAGAACCATTTAAATAATTCATAAATTTATTTATAGTGCCACTTTGTCCTTTTGGTCTATTAACTCCAGTTTTAATCCTGTGAAGCATATCTTCTAATGCGCTTCTAAAATCTTTACCGTAACCAGCTTCAATTTTATTTAAATTTTCTTCTGAAAATAATATATCAACGTTTTCGTTAAACTCTGCAAAGTACTCAGCTCTACCAACTCTACCAGTAGCATCTATTAAATCAGTTTTTATATTACCACCTTCCCAGCCTTTACCTGGATCTACGTAAGTATCTTGTTTAGATATTACATTTAAAGTTTCTGCATACGCTTGTAGTTGAGGATCAGACATTACTAGTTCTGATAAGTTAGTTTGATCAGTTGGTGATAAACCAGGTATATCGTAACCATGTTTATTCCACAAATAAACTCTTATAGCATCTTCAAATGTAAAATCACCATCTGGAGTTTTCTTTGTAAGTTTCTTTTTAACATCTCCAAATTGTTTGTTTAGCTCTTTATAGTCGTTTGCTATAGCTTGTTTAGCTGTATCTATTTCTCTATATGCTCTATTCAATGGTCTAACTAAAGCTTGTTCAAAAAAGTTTCTATGTTGATCACCTCTTCTACCTTTACCCATGAAGTTATATAATAATCCTACAAAATCTTCGTGTGACGGTGGTATGAAAAATCTAAACTTACCTTTACTAGCACCACGCTTTCTAGCTTTAATATCTGAAAAACGTTTTTTAGTGTCAATACCAGTTACCTCTTCTAATATATCGTTAAAGTTTTCGTTCATTGATTTACTAAACTTAACTTTAGCTTGTTGAACTTTAGACTTAACATCGAACTGATCTAACATGTTTTTAACAGCTTGTACATTTTGTAAAGCATCATCAGCAAAATAAAAGTCATTAAAACCTTCACCAACTTTATCCGCTATCCACAACGCTTTAGCTTCCGCTGTAGAATTACCAAGGCCAGTTATATTTTTAATAGGTATGTTTAAACCATTAGCTTTTAAAAAATCAAATATAGCTTTTTGAGCAGCTGGTGGTCTAGCTGTTAAAACAAACATATTTTCAGGACCAAACTTACCTTGTAATTTTATTGCTTTATTAAATAAAGGCGCTAACTTACCTTTTACAACTTTATTAAAATCAGAAAAATCAAATGTATAACCTTTATCTTGTAAATCTTCATATGTGCTAGCGTATTCTTCAGCGTTTAAAGTACCAGTTTCGCCTTCTGGCGTAGTAAATTTAACTAATGATTTAGTTGTAGCTAAAGTATCGTCAAAATCTAAAACGGTAATACCTTTAGGTTCGTTTTGGCTAGATCTAGAAAACTTACCAGCCTTATTAAGTGTTTTAGTTTTATTAAGGTTTGGTTTTGTTATAGGTTTTTTAATATTAAAAGTTTCCGCAAACGTCTTGCCATCCAAATTTATTATAGAGCTTGGATCAATACCACCATCAACATTGTTTACAATATTGTTAAAGTACCTTTCCCACCATTTGTTTTCTATAAGACTCCAATCGTCTGGCATGCGTTTTTGTAAGCTATAACCTTTTGCCGTTTTAGCACTGGTTAGTTTATCGTCCATAGCTTTATCTAAAACTATTAGCTTGTAATTATCAATAACAAGATCATAAGCTGTGTTAAAATCAACACCATCTCTTAATATGCTATCCATTAAATAAAGATAAGCCGCTGTAGCTGGCATAGCATGTTCAAACTCTATATTAGCTTCTCCTTTTTTTCTTTTACTTATTTCTTTAGAGTAACCAGCTATTTGAGCGCCTAATCTATGCCAAGACTTTTTATCGTTAGCCGTAAGTTTTAAATAAGTACCTATAATTCCAGCTAACTCACCCGTTTCATCGTTTTTAATTGCCTCATTAAAACGACTCCACATTTCTTTATGAATTAAAGCTATATCTTTATTCCATTTTTTAATTCTTTTAGTATCTTTAAGCTTTGTTTTATAAGTATTTTTATTACCAAAAACAGTTGTGTATATTTTGTCAATATTCCAATTAGCATTATTAATTGGTTTACCAAAGTTTTTGTGGTTTTTTATAAGAGCTCTAACATCTTTTCTAAATTTATTGTAAGCTTTAGCTTCAGTAGGATTTTTGTAAACACCAGAGCCTTTATATGTTTCAGACATACTCAAACCGTAATTAGCATTACTACCAGTAAATACATCAATACCGGATTGACTCATCCAAAACTCTTTTGGTAATAGTGGGAGTAATTTTGTTTCTATTGCTTTTAAAAATTTTTTTCTGCCTTCTTCTGTTTTTATATTATAACTTTTATTAATTTTAAAAAACTTTAAAACGCCATCTATACCTTTTGTTTCTAATTGAAAAATGTCATTTATAGATATAATTTGCTCTACGTTTTCAATACTTTTACTAAAAGCAGCTTTACCTTGCGCCGCTGTAACACTTGCTATTTGTTTTTTAATAGCTGGTTTCTTTTCTGCTGGTGCTTTTTTAAGTTTATCAGCTAAAAATCTTTGAGCGCCTGACAACGATGCGTTTATAGAATATACTTTAGCGAAACCTTTTTGTAATTGACCAATATCTCTATTGTATATATTTGATTCGTTTCTAGGTGTTATACCTATATCTCTTTTAGCTTTTTCAATAGTTTCAGTTGTGGGATTTCTAAACTCTGCTTTTAATCTTTTAACTTGTGTTTGTGTTGATACGCCTCTACTTCTACCGCTTTTGGACGTTATTCTTTGTTCATAAATTTTAGGATCTTTACTAAATGCTTTTGGATCAGTATAGTTTTCGTAAAAATAATCTAATGGTAAGCCCTTTAAACCAATAGCCACACCAAAAACATTTCTAGGCGTTTCTATGTTTTCACCTATTTTATCTATGTCAGCAGTTTTATCAGCTACATTATAAAGTGGTAATGACTTTATAAACTTACTCATGTTTTCTCCAGCTTGAAAAAATCGTTGTATATTTTGTGCTTCAGCTGGGATAGGCATACCTTCTTTATATTTTGTTGTAGGTATTAAATTAGCCTTACTATCCATAATTTTTTTAGCAGGAATACCAAATACAAGTTCACCAACTTTACCAGCGTACTTAGATATTACCTGTTTAAACGTGTCGCCTTCCGCTACTTTAATTAATGCTTTTATTTTACTAGCAATATTATCTGTTATTGCAAAATCTTTAAGTATATTTATTTTTTGTACAAATGTATCTTCAAGGTTTGTAGTTACACCCACGTCGCCAGCTAATTCTTTTACTTCTGGTGCGTCAAGTTTAACGCCCTCACGTATAGCTAATGTTTTAGCTTTTTCAAATATAGTATCATTTTTAGGAGCTATATTATTATAAACGTGAGTTGAAAATGCACCTTTTTTAGGATCGTAATTTCTTACAATAGCTTCATAGTATTCATTAATAGCAGACACAACGTTTTCCCTACGTATATCACCTTTTTTCTCTGTATAACCTAAAGCTTCTAAAGCTAAAGCTTGGTATTGTGGCACTAAAGCGTCTTCAGCAGCTTTAACTTTTTTAGCATTTTTACCTCTTTTTATTGTTTTAATTAATGTTTCTGGCGCTTTAGAAAAAACAGCATCTTCAAATACAGCTGTTCCTGTTGTTGCTTTTTTAAGACCCTTGCTTAAAGTTCCTTTGTGTATACTTTTATTATAGTCTTTTAAAAAATTATAAGCACCTCTTGCGTTTTCAAAATCTACATTTGCAATACCAATACTAGCGAACATTCTTCTGATAACATCTTGTATTTTAGTAAACATGCTATCGTTAAATTTAACATCACCATTGGCTATAGCATCTGAAAATATAGTAAAGTATTCATCTAAATTTTTAGACATGTAATCAGCATCGTAATTATCATCAATTCTTTTTTGAATTATAGCTTCATTTTCTTTACCTATAATATTTAAAAAATCATTTATAGTATCTTGTGTTATATTGGCTTTGCTAGCTTTAATTATACCATGTAACAGCTCGTGATTACCTACGTTGTCACCAAAAACTTTAGTCTTTGCTAAATCTTTGTTTATTATTATTTCGTCACCAATAACACCACCTAACGATTCTGATAACTCAGAATTTTTAGTATCTTTAAATCTTTCTTGTATTTCTTCTTGAGTTAATTCAGTAAATTTTAAACCATAAAGTTTACTATGTTTTTTAGCAAACTCCATATTATCTTGAAATTTTATCTCAGCTCTAGCGTCAGCAACTTCAGCTATTGTAGCTTCATCACCAGATAACTTTATACCTTCTATAGCAGCCTCTTGTTTTGCTTGTGCTTTTTTACCAATACCAGTAAAATCATTTTCCATTTTAATATCAGCTTTAGCAACATCCATATCATCAGCTGTATCAACAAAATCTTTCATTTGCTCGTACGTAACACTTTCACCGTTTAATCTATATGTAGGTTGTTTTGCTGTTAATAAAGCTGCAGAAACATTTACAGGCGCAGTTACAGTACCTGTTATAGCTTCAAAGCCAATTTCAGCAGCATCCATTTCTTGACCAGCTACAGCTCTACCAGCTATTTCACCAGCCGCACCACCAACAGCCTCAACACCAACACCAGCAGCACCAGCTCCAACAACACCTTTTCTAGCCCCTTTTACTACACCTTTAGTAGCTACAGCTGCTTTACCAGCTAAACCACCAGACAAACCTTCTATAGTACCAATAGCTAAACCTCTACCTAAAGCTTTGTTTCTTATCTCTCTACCTTCTGATTCTAATAAAGCTCTTATGTTTTCATCAGTAAATTCTTGATTTTTTTCTTTTAATCGAGTTTCTATTAACTCGCCAAAAGTTAGAGCAGCTTCCATTGAAGTAGCTAAACCACCCATAAATCCAGCAACAGCACCAGGTATTGCTCCAACAGCAGCTCCACTAGCAGCTCCAGTTCCAGCTGCAGCAATTGAAGCGCCAGGTGAATCTATTAATGTACCAACTTGAGTACCTAATGACTGTACAAATAGTTCTGGTAATAAACCAGGTTGTTCTCTTACACCTCTAAAAAAAGCAGACCACGTGCTACCTTCTTCTTTGTATTTTTTTTGAAACTTTTTCATACGTTCAGATTCAACATATGTACTAGCTTCCTGTTCTTTAGCTTTAATAAAATCTTGTATACTTTCGCTACTTATATTAGAAAAGTTTTCAGACATTAAATTTGTGGCTTCACCAGTCGTGCTAGCTGCTTTTATACCTCTACCAAACCATGTTTGATCAAACCAACTTACTGGCTCCGAAAAACCAGTTTCCAAATCTGACCCCATACTTCTTTGGCTCATCGTCGGGTCTCCCGTCGAGCCGGCTTGCTTTTCCACAAGACCTTTGTTTTTCATATCTTCTAAATATCCCTCAAAATCTCCATTATTGTATCTATTGGCAGCGTCAACAAGTTGTTCTCTTGAGTATTCTACTCCTTTGTATTCAAACATATTTTATTATTTTATCTATTATCTAATGGATCTGGTTTTAAGTAATCTTGGAAGTCTATATTAATTTGAGCCGCCATTTCTTGAGTTGCGTTTGGGCCTATATCATAAACTTTGTTAAACACACCATCTTTACTAATTATCCTTATTTTGTTTTTTACTTTTTTAGCTATCTTGCTTTTAACTCGAGGAGAATAAACTAACTCAGTAACATCTTTTACCTCAAAATTTTCTTGAAAATCAGCATCAAACGTATTTTGCAAATTATTTTTTACACTTGAAGTATTGTCAGACTGTAATGACGCTAAAGTAAAGCCCATAGGGACCGATGGTGTGTTGGCTTCTTTATTTTCTTCCGATTCTCTTACTCTTTTTTCATTAAATATTGACCAATCTTTGTCTGCTGGTTTTAATAATCCCTCTATTTTAGCTATTTGTTTCATAGTTAAATCCTTGACAAACTCTCCACTGTCGTACGCTTTCCATTGCGTTTTCCCGCCACCTATGTCTTCGTATTTGTATTCATAATGAACACCACCAAAATCTTCAAAAGATAAAAGCGATTTTCTATTAGCATCTACAGTGTTCCAACCCACTCGTTGGCCCCCGTCACCATCTCCTTGTGTTTGTACCCATTCAGCTCCCCAACCATTATTTCTTAAACCAGTACCAGTATCTTTCTTGTTTTTATTTTTACTAGCTGTAGCAGCGTTTAAAATACCTTGACCTCTTTCATACTCAGGACGAGCTAAATTTTCTGCGTAATACATACTAGCTATTTTTTTAGCAGCGGTAAAGTTAAAATTTTTACTATGTATATTTGTTAAAGCATCAATAAATTTAGACGCGTTATCTTCTGTTATTTGATCTGGGTTTCCGTCGTTATCAATATCTACACCATAATCTTCTAATATAGTATTTAACGTGACATAAGTCTGTCCTGCGATATCATCATCTTTACCGTTAAAAGCTTCTGCAAACGAGTGTTTCATACCGTGTGATTCGTTTATTAAATGGGCATAGCTATTTTTTGATGTAATTAATTTTTCATACAAACCAGCTGCATCTTGAGGGTTAAAAACATTACCCTGTACTTTACCTTCGTCAACATAACTTTTTGTTAGTTTAAGGAAGTTAGCATCTGCTTTGTGATCTTTTAACACTAATTTTTCCGCAAGTTGATTATGGTTTAATTTTACCTCACCATCTTGTGTAGGTATAGAATAAACTAATTCTCCATTAACAACTTCTCTTTTAGCATTTCCTTGAGCTATTGCGTTAAATAAAGGTAACATTTCCCCTGTTCCAGCAACGTTGTGCTGATCGTTGTTTATCATTGTGTATATTTTAGATAAAACTTCTTCAGCGTTTGTAGCAGAGTTTTTCATTCTACTTAATTCTCCTCTTACTTTTGCTCTATCTAAATCTCCTTTTTTACCTTTTGGAATTTGTTTTAATCTTGATTTTAAATCACTAATAGCATTAGTATATAGTGAAACACTCTCATCATCAGTATATGTACCACTTTGTATACTACTCATTATTTCTTTAGAAGCAGTTTTTAACTCATCATTAGTATTTATGTAATCAGCAAACTGCATGTTATATGCTTTTTGAATTGTATCTTGAAACATTTTAACATTTTCTGCTTGTGTTGCATATATAGGACCACGATTTAAAGGTATGTTAGCCGCAGCTTCTCTAAATGATCCTTGTACTAATGTTGGGTCTGCTTTTCCTAATAAACTTCTTGCCATATTATTTGTTTGTTATTTTAAGGATAAGTATATCCTGTATTTTTAATTGTTCCTCCACCCATACTGTTAGCGCCACCAGATATATTGTACCAAGCGTTTTTTAAGCCGCTAAAATTTAAACCACTAAAATCCATACTAGCTAAATTGCTAACCGCAGACATTTCCATTTGCTGTGCTGCTAAACCAGCTTGCTCCTGCCCATATAAAGCTCTTTGCGCTGCTGCGTTTGCTGCTGCTGTCTGACCTTGTTGCATACCTAATAAAGTCGCTTGTCTAGACGTTTCTGCTTGTTGTACCATAACATCACCTTCCCTTTCTAATCGAAGTAATTTAGCTTCTTCAGCAGCTTTTAATTTTTGGTTTTGAGCTTCTTGTAAACCAATAGAAGCGGCTGCTCTTCTTGTTTGCAGAACACCTTGATTAGCTAATGCTTGTGCTAAACCAGCTATACCACTAGCACCAGCAGCTCCTCTAAAAGACTCTAACAAGCTAGCACGTTGTTGTGCTCCTTGTTCAGCTTCAAATTGAGCTTGTTGTTGGTTTACTGTAAGATCTTCAAAAGCATTTTCTATATTTAAGTATGGGTTTTCAAAAGTAAGTGCTCTATATTCTTCTTTTTGTTTTTCCAATATATCTTGTTGATCTTGTTGTATTTTTAAAGCTGCATCAGCTCGATCTTGAGCGTCTTCTCTAGCTTTTGAAGCTTGAAACAAACCAACTCCTGCTGATATTAAAGGTGCTATAAATCCTATTGCCATATTTTTATTTTATTTGTTTATATAATTACAGTTTTTACTGTTTTTTTACTTTACGATGCTGTTAAGAACTTTTCTATATCAAAATACAAAGCAAAACTTGCATCTTCTACGTTTATCAATTCAATATTACCAGTTATCGTTGCTACTCTACTAGTGTTATCAACTGTTAATACTGCACCGCTTTCTAGTGTTTGTGCTACGTCAACCGTCCAATTACCAGCGCCATCCGCTGTAGAGCTTGTAACAACTGGTGAGGATTGTGGTTTAAAAGTTAAAGTGGTTCCAGTAGCTATTGTCACTGCTTCTGAAACAGAGAATTCCTTCACATTATCTCCGTCTGGATTTAAAGCTACTACTGTTACAGTAGAAGATTTAGGAATTCCAAGACCAGTAACTATATCACCTACTCTCATGTGACCAGCAACATTATTATCCATTACTATTTTAGTTGCTATCGCAAAATTTCCATCTACAGTATCAGTATGACTTATTCCTATACCTATACCACTAACAGTAGAAACGTTTGCTATTGTACCTTCTCTATCCGCAACAGCTATAGTCGTACTATCACTGACAGTGCTAGTTGTATATGTAATTGGTTTTGTTAATGTTACTTTTAAATCACTTAATTTAACAGTACAATTATTAATAACTTTTATCATACTCGGACCATAACCGTAAAAATACTTATTATTTGTATCGTCTACATCGTTTATAACTTGATCACTAAAAGTTATGTTACCTAACTGTTTCGTAACAACTCCGTTTGTAATTGTTGGTTTATAACCTAATGGGTCGATTCCTGGTAAACTCACATGCACGGTTTCATTTTCAACTTCTGTAATCGTACCATCCTCGTTATGAGTCTCTGTTGTATATGTTGTTTTATCTTCGTAAGATGATATTGATATTCTATCAACATCAGGCCAATCAGAATCAACATATATCATTCCCTCTGCTAACTTATGTAGACTACTAGCTGCAGCAACATTCCACCTATAATAATGAGGCGCGGTAAATGTTAATGTAACTCCATCGTTAATTTCAACTGCCTCTGAAACAGAAAACTCTTTCACATTGTCACCATCTGGGTTTAAAGCCAATACAGTAACAACAGCAGAACTAGATATACCTGTACCTGTAACCCTATCACCCACTTTCATTTTAGTGGCAACGTTACTATCCATAACTATTTTAGTAGTTCCACCAGAAAAATCTCCATCTACAGTATCTGTGTTTCTCGCTGTTCCAGCCCAAATGTTTTCTCTATATATCTGTACTGGATCTCCAAAAACTGCTGTTGTAAAAGCTACTAAATCATCTTCCACAGGTTGCCTGTTTATTTGAAAAGCTTTTGTTGTCGCTGCTAACACACTAACTGAAAAAGCTGTTTTACCAATACTTTTTCCTCTTCCAACAGTGATAGTATCGGTTGTAACAGTTGTACCTGTAAAATCTGTCGTGCCACGAAGTACTGCAGGAGCAGTAGCACTAAGAGTAACTACTGTGTCAGCATATTGATATAATACTTTTTGTAGTAAATTAGAGTTTGAACCTTTAGATGAATTTATATCAATACTTCCGTCTCCAAACCTAACTTCTGAATAATCCACGTGAGTAGTGTCATGTATAGATTCTGCATGAAGATATATATCGTATTGATCATCATCTGTTACTGTTGGGAATTTTATACTACTTTCAAAAATACCACCAGTTATTTTTTTATTTTTTAATTTCTTAGGAGTTGATGCAAATAATTGTGTGTCAAAATTATAATAATAACCATCTTCATTTTTTACTTCTAAAGAAAATATTGCACCATCATCCCCTGTTACAGAGAAAGATCTTTGTTCTCCAGCATAAGCTATGCTACCTAAATCTATAATTAAATCTTTAATTACTTTTGCCATATTATTTTATTTACTACTTTCTGTTATTTCAGAACTAACCGCGAAAAGTTCCGCGTATTCTTTAGAATCGTTTTCAAATTTTGCAGATGCAAAATAACCTCTTAAGCTAGATGTGTTTACAAGTCTATCTTTAGCAAACAATATATAATCTCCTTGACTTGGGGTGTTTACAACCGCGCTAACTGTCACAGTGTAATCTGTTATTTCAGAAACTGTACCAAACTCTTGTATAGTATCAGTGTCTATTGTTGTAAAATTACCAGATGTATTTGGTGTTTGGAAATATATAACATCACCTACTTGCAAAGACATGTTTATGTAGCTAGTAAAAACCAAAGTGTCACCACCACTTACCTTTCCTAAAATACCAATACCCTGTATGCTAGATATGGCAAAATCTGTATTTGCGTTTATCGACTCGTTGATTCCTTTTATATAATTAAACCATTTACCTTCTTTTTCTATAAACTCTTTTAAACTACCTTTTTCTTTATCCGTTTCTATCGTGCTAACATACCAACCAAGGCCACTAAAAGCTCCATCAATACTCGTTTTAGACTGAGTACCTTCATATTCTAAAGTATGATACGATTTTATATTGCTAGGCATATCATTTAATAAAACATCTATAGTTGAGTTGGTATAATTACCGTAAAAAGTATTTGAATCTTTATCAATCCAATCCTCATCGCAAATAGTATAATATTCATTAGCCATACTAATAGCGTGTTGAGGAATAAATGATTTGAAACTAACCCATCCTCTAACATGTTCACTAAAAGAAACTGTTGTTGATATTTTATTATCTAAAATATCTCCTACTATAGTTAAGTTATAATTATTTTTACTATCATCATAACTACCTAATAATTTTTTATTACCAAGTTTTAAATTATCTCTAAACCAATCTTTCATACCATGATCGGATATTGGTGTTAAACCATCCATTGACAACCTCATTACCGCTCCCCTTACTTTATCAGTAAAGTATACTCGATAATTTTCTGAAGCAAATGATTCTGGATTTTTAGAAATACCATATTCACCAGAAAAAGGAATAGATTGTCCTAAAACATTTTCTGTAGCTGTTAACTGTGGGTTACCATCAGCATTATAAATAGCATCTTTTCTAGCTAATATTTTTAACACTTTGTCTTCACATAAAGTTACTAAATCTGTATCTCTTGTGTGGAGTTTTTGTATACTACCATATATTGGGTTTATATCTTTGGTTATTTTTTCTGCTGCAATAAATTGATTTAAATTATTTATACCACTAACATTGTTATATAAACCAGAATATATTAAACCATATTTTCTATGTTCTTCTTTATAGTCTCCTTCTTCTAGTGTTGTAGAAACTTTAACACCATTTAATATATAAGGTAAATTAAAATTATCTCTAATTCTATTAGACTCTACACCATTACCAAAAGAATAACAATTATGCCAATTTAAATCATAAGTTGTATTTGGACCATATAGCTCAGGACTTATAACAATTGTACTTGGAGCTGAGGCTATAGGCGTTTTTATTACTTTGCAGTTTATATAAGAACCATCTGGTTTTTCTATTTTAATTTTATCATCAGTTGTAATATCAACAGCCCAAGATGATGAAGTCGCGTTTAATGTTAACGAACCTGAAGAGGTTATATTTGCAACAGTTGTTCCAACTGGAAGCGAACCAGGTGTAGAAGTTGCACCAGTACCCACAGTACCTGTTACATTTGCACCTATAGGTATGGCCAATTCTAAAACATCATCAGTTAAATTTATTGGGTTTAAACTACTAGCTTCGTAATAAACGTCTAAATCTACTAAATCTTTTGGTTCCGTTTCCCAAACAGCTGGGTTATCTGGTAATTCACCTTCAAGTTCTATTGAATCGATAAATTCTATAGTATAACCTACAGCCCCTAATTGAGGATTTGTTAACGATGCTGCTTGTGAATGCATGTTTATTCTATTTGCAGAAAATTGACTATAACCATTCATTGTGGGTTGTCTAAACGTCATGCTACCACTCACGGGTAGATCAGTAAAAATCTTATGACCATTAGTTAATATACTTTCGTAACCTACTAAATCAATAATATAATCCCCACCTACTTGTGTAATTTTATCTACTAATAAAGGTTGAGTTGTACCAGTACCATTTAAGGTTTCAGTTCCACTAGCATCTACATAACTCGTTAATATTAAAGGTTCGTCCTCTTGAATAGTATAGTTAACACCTGTTGTTAGATCTATAGCTGTTAGTGTACTTAGTTTTATTCTAGCGTTGAAAGTATTTTGACCATTGTTAATTAAACCACCATTTTCACCAGTAAGTGTAATATCAACACCACCAGTTATAGGTCCTAATGCGCCAACAGGATTCCAAGCTATAGTACCATCACCACTTTCATTTTGTATTCTTAAATTCCAATTTTTTGTGAAGTTTGGTGATAACTGAGCGTCATTATCAACTACTTGTAATGGAGCGATGTTTGCTAAAGGTGACGGGTAATTACCATGAGAGTATCTTAAAAGTTGTTGCTCAGGAATTGTAGGCTGTATTGTGTATATATTTTTATTAGGGTCTTCTTTAAACCAAAATTTTCTAGCAGGATTAATTTGTTCAACGAAAGTTATTGTGTTATTATCTTGATAATTTGAATTACCGTTATTTTTTCCTATGTTAAAGTACTCATTAATTTTAGTAAAAGTAGGAAATCCACAAACAAATTCGTCAAATATACCGCCAAGAGCTAAATTTAAACTAGACGTAGAACCAGGCGTAGTACTTTCAAGTATACCAACGTTCGTTCCAGGTGTTGTGTTAATATTTGTCCAATCTAAATCGTTACCGTTTGTACTAGCTTTGAAATTACCACCATCTATAAACCAAACTTTTTCATCTATAGCTGTTTTATCTGCTTTCTTTAAATCTGTAATAGTATTGAAACTACTGTAAGACGTGCTATTTATTAAATCAAATTCTTTTCTCCAATTTCCATTAGAATCATTTTTATCATTACCAAAAGCATATCTACTTGCGACACTGTTTGTTGAAGTGCTATTACCCGCAGTGTAATCTCTAAAAAATGGTGCAAATTTACCAAAATCGTTGGTAAAAGGACCAGTGGCTCCATAAACAGCGCTACTGCTCTGATCACCAAGTCCAGTTCGACTTCTTTGATGAGTAGTATTATGCGTTGCGCCATTCATATAATATAACTTTTGAGAAGCAATTACTCTATAATCTGAATCTCTTCCAACATTATTAGTTATATTACTAGTAAATATATCGTCTTTTAGTAATTTAACAAAAAATCTACCATCAAATTGAGGTGAGTTTTCAACTTTATATTTATATATATTAACTATAGCATCATCAATAATACTACCACCGTTTTCTATAAAATCAACATCTTCCCCTAACGCTGTATCTAATTTTATACTATAAATACGAGTTGAAGGCGTTGTAGTGGTTCTGAAATTACCACGAATCTCAGCTATTCTATATCTTTCACTTCTAAAACCTTGTCCTACTTGACCAAACTCAACGTAAAGATCACCATCGGTAATTTTATCTAAATCAGCACCACTACTATCCGCAAACTCTTCGTAAATCATATCAAAATAATCACGACCAGAAATAGGGGCACTAGTTAAAGTGTTTCCAAAAATATTACTAGAAGCAAAAATATGTGTTTTTTCTTCGATTAATGTCTTTTTAGTTTTTATAAAATCAGGGGCTTCGTTTTCTATAGCTAATACTTTATATCTAGCAGGATCTTCAACAAGAGTATTAGATTCTACACCTTTTTTAAGAATTAAAAAATCGTCAATAGTTAATTTGTTTCTATCAGAAGATGGGAAAGAAACCCACACGTGACCATCGTCAGCGTCCCAAAAACGATCCATAGCTAAATTATAGTACTCGCTAGAAGTTTCTTTTATATAAAACTTAAAGTACTTCATATCTTTCATGTACCTAGTGTCATTAAAAGCAACATTTATAGCATTTGCTTTGTCACTAAATATTTTGTTTAGCTTTTTTGTGTTTTTTGATTTTGATATAACAGATGTTTCTCTACCGTATTTATCAACAAAAACTACACCTAATTGATATTCTCTTAATGATTTTATAGATTTGTTATAAGCAGAACTTACGTCATTATTTACAAAAGAAAAATTAGCATCAAGATTATAGTCTAAATTATCTATATTTAACAAATCATATCCTTGAGTATAGTTACCATAAACAACTCTATTACCAACGATGTCTTGAGCTAAAGCAGTTCTTGGAACATTATCCCATGGTCTTAAAAGTTGATTCTCTGGTAAAACTCTACTTATTGTTTCGGATTCAATAACATAATCATTTCCCCAATCCGCTGATTTTATACTATCTACAACGTAAACATTATTAGAACCTTCTTCTTTGTATAATATATCTATAGAAACAACATCAGATGGAGTGTGTTGTCTTAATGCGTAGCTTTTAACAATAACTTTTTTAAGTCTATTGGTCATGGCTAAATTATAACCTTTTTTAGGATGATAATCAAAAGCGCCAGGTAAAAATGCTACTTGAGTGAAAGGAGAGAATGCAGAATATTCACCATCTTCGTATTTGTATCTAGTAGCAAATCTTGGAAATTTAAATTCATATAAATTTTCTTCATCATCTTGTTTATCTATAGCATATTTTAACTCTGTTTGACCTTGAGCAACTGATGGTGGTGTTCCATTGATAGCTAAAATTTCAAATTTAACTCTATTATCAGTTGAGTTAAAACTAGTTATTTTTGCCTTTATTCTATAGTTTGTCATTGGTGTAGCAGGCGCATTGTTCCCTATAAATTCTTTTATAAGTATAATATCACCGACTTCCCAATCTAAACGAAAACTAGAGTTTCCATTTACATCAGTTTCTAATTCTACAAACAACTCTTGACCTAAACTTATACTAGAAAAATCATATCTTGTAGGAGTGGTAGTGCTACTATAAAACGACGAATTATTACTAGTACCAGCAAATGGTCCTGTAATTTTCATCACAGCTGTATACACTTTACCTTGAGTATTAAATCTTTCTGATTGTAATTCTAGTTTAGGGGATATTGAAGGAGATTTTTTAATAACAGTTATATGCTTCTCTTCTATTTCGATGTTTGAACTTAAATCAATATTTTGAGATTCGTTGATTAGTCTAGTTTGAACAGCAACGCTATTTGTACCGTCTATACATCTTTGAATATTTATTTTTTTAGGTTCGTTAATATTATCAGTCCAAATTAACATACCATCGATAATATTAATACCAGTTATGATTTTGTTAGGATCAAACTTTAATGTGTTTTTATTTACATCTACAAGAACAGTTGTTATTAATTTTTTATTAGCAGAGGAACTAGCTTGGTTTTTTAATTGTAATATAACGTCTTTATTATCACTAGCTAAAAACCAATATAAAGTATCGTTACTTTCATCTACAACAGCACCAACACAAGTTGGGTTTTCAGGTATTAAGTTTCCAGACGCTTGAGGACCAACTGCTGCGTCAGGAAATATCTCTCCTTGCCCATCAACTTTTTTATTACCCAATATATTTTGAACAGTACCTACGTCAGAACCTTCTGAAGTAGACACCTGTATGTTCATAGCGTCTCTATACTCTCCGTTCGCAACAAGTCTTTCGTCGAAATCCTTGTTCATTTTACCACTGGTAAAAGTATGCTTGATTTCTGGCATATACTAGTGTTTTATTTGTTTTGATTTACCTCTTAATACTTGAGTTAATTCTTCTAATTTAATATTTGATAATCTTAACTTTGCTGTTCTTATAGCAGCAAATCTTTCTCTTCTAAGTCTATTGACTTGCGAAGGTGGTACGTTTGCTCTTGTTGACATTATAGAATAGGCTATAGATTTATACATTGCTTCTTCTGCAAATTTATGAACTTGCATCTCGTCATCTGTACCTAAACCATCACTTATATAGTCTAAAACAACTGTTTTACCAGATATATTAGAGCTAAAATGTATTTTCCCTGATTGTTGATCTATATAAAAAGATCCGTTAACTTGAGCGTGTTGAGGATCAAGACCGTATCTTTCACCATCTAAAGGCCAGTAAACATCATCTTCGTAATCATCATTATTATTTTCGGATGGTGTTGTTGATTTGTAATTCGACCAAGTATCAGATTCTGAATTTGGAGATATAAAAGTAACTTCACCACCAGAAGCTACAGCTGTATCTGGTAATGCAGATGTAACTATAGTAGTTGTATAAACGTTTGTTACCATTGTTCCTTCTGGAAAATTATCATGAGACACTAACATACCAACTTTTATATTAGTTAATTCAGAAGCGGTTCCTGTTATTTTATAATCACTAACATTCCAAGATAAATTCTCTACTACATGAGAAGATTGTTTTTCTAAAATTAAAGAACCATCTTTATTTTTAAATGATAAAGTTGTTCCTGAGTTACTTTGAGTTGGAAGCACCGCGCTCCCATTAACATCTTCTAACGTTACAGTAGTTATATTACTAGAATTAGATGTAGATGCTACGTAAGTTTTAGATGGAGTTATCGGTATATATGGACCACTAACTATCATACCAACTTTTATATTTTTATACTCTGCGTCTAATTCAATCGAACTAGAACTATCAACTAAAGTTCCAATTGCAGTTATTTCAAAATCTCCATCAGAATTTTGTAATGGATTTGTAGGATTTGAAGTTCTATTAGTAGGATATAATGGATGTTTTATACCAGCTGTATCTACCCAAGATATTTTAGTATAATTAACATAATCTTGCGGAAGTGTCATTTGTAGTGTTGCTGGCACTGTTATTTCTTGTGCTTTGAATGATTTAAAAGTATCAAAACTTAATTCTTGCATTGCTCTTTGAGCATGAAAAGCAATATCAGTTCTTTTTATTTTAGATATTATTTTATCTTCACCAACATAACCAATTTGAAATTGAGTTATAATATCATCTAAAGAAACGAATTGATAATTGCCATAATCATTACCTTGATAGTATTCACTTTGCGTAGTATTATCTAATAATCCCATTTATTTATATTTTTTCTTGTTGTTGTTTTGCCCCTTCTAATCCCACAGCTACTTGGGTTAATTGCGGTTTTTCTATAGCAATACCAGCTAAAGCCAATATTCTATATACCAGTTCGCTTTCTTCTGACGGGTGTAATTCAAAATCTTGTGACACATTGGGATCAGAGTTGTAAAGTGGTTTTTCATTTGCAATAATATATCCCCATGAAGGGTTTGCCGGGGTTTTAATGTATGATAAAAATACACTTGTAATAGTGTCGGGATATATGTTTATTGTACCACCTGTTTTTACATACACAGGTCTTTTTAGTGTTGGTTGCGTAAGCGGAGATAAATTTCTTAACTTATATTCGTTGTAATTTATTGGTTCTATCTCTATATTACCATCAATTATAGATCCAATTCTATAAACATCAGGTGTTACTCGAATAACGCCTTGAGTAACAGCTTCAGTTCTACTACTTTTAAGAACACTTAATTTTTCATCTAATAATTCTAGCATATCAGAATATTCAGTATCGTTACCGTGTAATCTACCAAATTGATTTATATCGTAAAAATATTGATCTATTATTTCTTTCTGTGCTTGATTAGCAAATAAATTAAACTCTTGAGGAGTTATATAACCTCTTTGTTCTTTATTAGCTAATGCTAAAACTTTTTGATATACCGTATCTATATTTACCATATTATTTATTATTATATGGAAAAAGCTTGTTTAACGCTTTTTTCCTTTTTTTACAACCACAATCTTTCCCGGTAGTTTCACTAACCTTATCAACCACCTTTTTTATCCCAGTTGCTTTTGTTATTTTTTCTATTGAATCGCCTAATCCTTTAGATTTCATAATTTTTTTTTATGTAGTATAACAATCGCCCCGTAGGGCGATCGCTACTACAGATTGATTACGAATTGAATCGTTTTTCTATATTGGAGTATATCTCCATTCCTTCATCAGTTTTAAACCAAGCGGCTAAAGCTGAATAAGGGTGTTCATCAAAAGGAACGTTCATTAGTTTTCTATCGTTAGATCCCCATAAAAAAGTTCTTTGATCAGAAGATAATTTAATTATCCCCATTTCAGTTGCTCTAATACCAAAGTTTCTAAGAACAACATTTTCATCACTAACTAATTCTAAGAATAATTCTGGATTTCTCTTAGCGTATAATAACAAATCTCTTCTAAGCTCCTTAGAACTCATCTCTGTTACTTTAGAACCAATTTCTACACGCATAACCGCTTCAGCCATATCAATATCTAGATTTTTTGCTGCATTTAAAGCATCAATTTCCATTTCTAATATGTCAATTTCGTTTTCAGCTATAACCTTAGGTTGATGTTCTTTGTATAATTTGTCCTTATGAGGGTGGTATAAAGATAAAAGCTTTTGTAAAACAGTTTTATTTTTTGGAACCATTAAAGATCCAGTTCTAAATATAATATGCTCTAATCTTTGCTCACCTTTCATTTCGTCAACAAAACAAGTTCTTTGGTTAGAAGTATATTTTAATTCTCTTTCGTAACCTTTTTCTTCGTCAAAATAATAAATATTACTACCTCTCATTAAATAAGTTAGTGGTGATTTATTACCAGTTAAATAATACATTCTATCTTTAATCTCCCAATTGTCTTCTGGATTTGTTGATTTTGTCTCAACTTTTTTTGGTTTTGGTTGTTCTACAACCGGTGGTGTTTCTACCACCACTTCTTCAAAAGTTTCTTCAAACTTTTCTTCTACTTGTGGTTCTACCACTTTTTTTGTTTTCTTTGCCATAATATAATATATAATAAAATTAATAAAAAATAAAAAGAGGGACGGAGAACGTTTGCTTGTATGCCGTCCCCCTTTTTAAAATAATTGTGCTTAGTTCATTAACATGAAGTTGTTAGCACCTTGTGTAACTAAACATCTTTCAGATAAATAGTGTACTTGCATCGAGTCAACACCTGAAGTTAAAGCTCCAACAGAACCAGTAACCCAAGTTTTTAACTTTCTATTTTCTGTTTCAGAAGCTCTATATCTAACGTGTAAGAAAGGACGTTTCATATTCTTTCCTAATTGCTCGTCGTATACAGAAGATACACCAGCTGGAACAACAACACCTCTAATTGCATTAACAGTATCATTTAAACCACCTCTCGTACCTTTGTCATTTAAGTATTTGAAATCAGATTTGTAAAAATCGTAAGATCCACGTCTGAAACCAGAGAAACCTAAGTTTAACGCCATGTCTTCTGAGTTGTCAAATACTCCGTAAGAAGTACCACCAGCTCCATAAGAATTCATAGAAGCTAACATGTCATCCATAGCTAAGCTAGTAGAACGATCTACAAACATCATGTTTTCTTCAATAGCGCCATTCTCGTCAAATACAGCTAAGATAGCATCAAATTCAGCTAAATCAGTAGCAGCATTAACACCAGTAATACCAGTAGTTGAATGACCTCTAGATGTAATAGCTTGGAATAATCCTTGCGTACCATCTTGAAGAGCACCACCATCAGTACCACCAATTGCACCAGCGTCAGCGTGTGCAGTCTCAGCTTCTAACATAGTCATTTCTAAGTAATCAGTAAATCTAGCTCTAGTATCACCTTCAGCTTTTAAATACCATAAGTAACCATTCTGTCCTTCTTCACCACTTACTTCAACCCAACCAATTGCAGAAGCGTCAGATCCAGATACTTCATAGTAATCTCTCATGATTAAATGCTTATTAGAGTGAGATTTAAACTGTGGAGCATTCGCAGCTGTTCTTGCGTCAGATCCTTTTTCAAATTCAGAACCAATAACTAAAACTCTATGAGCTCCAGCAGTAGTTGATGTAGAGTTTAAAGCGTCAGCAGAAGTCATGTGATCATCAGCATAAGCTAAAACTGTAAATTCAGCAGCGTTATCACCGTCTTCGTTAACAGCTGAAATGTAACCTTTAGCTGTAGCTGAAGCATTAGACATAATAACTATATCGCCAACTCTAAGACCATGATTAGTAGTAACACTGTTTCCATCCATGTCGTTTACTACAGCATAAGTATTATTAGAATCTTGATATGTACATGTATAAGCTAGATGTAATCTACCTTGTTCAGACCAAATTACTCGGTCAGATGTAGAAGCCTCTTCAGCTCCTACTTGAGCTAAAAATCCTGCGATTGTTCTTTTACCATAAACCTCAGCTTCCTTCTCCATAAGGTCTGGTAAATATTGTTGAGCCCATCCTTCTGTAGCTGAAGACGTAAAGTCTACATAGTTGGATGCCAACGTTTGTTTTCTTGGAGCAGCATCTATACCACTCGCACTTGTAATTGCCATAATTTTTTAAATTTTAAATTGTTAATTTACTTTTTGTTTTTAATTTTAAACTTAAAATCAGAAGAATTATCACCTAACACTTTAAACTTCATGCCACTTGCTTCAATTTTCCCATGACTTTGTCTTGGATTCATATTCACATTTTTGGCTTTAGCTACACTATCTTTCATAGCATCTGCTTTACCTTGTTCATAAAAGTGTTTTGCAACAGCATCCGCATTCATTGCTGTATATAGAGATTTGTGATAACCCTTCGCGTCTGTTAAAGCAGAATTTTTATCCAAAAACTTTTTGGTAAAATTGCTTATATCGCTCTGAGTATTTTTAACCTCATCAGCATTGTTTACGTTAAACCTGTATTTTTTATCACCGACGTTATATTCAAAACCTTTGAACTTGTCGTTAAAAACTTCATTTGTTTTTTGTGTAAAAATATCAGAGTTTCTTTTAACTGTCTTTTGATTTGCTTCTGACTCCTCGTTGTATCTATTAAAAAAATCAACTGCTTTCTGTTGCTCACTCGTAAGCTTTGAACCAGCTTTGATTTCTTCATAGTATTTGGACTTTTGCCCGTCCAAGTGGGCTTTAGCGCTGGCAACTTGCTCTTTTAACGCTAATTTTTTTCTACGTATATCTCTTTCTTCATCAACGTCTTCGTCGTAAGAGAACGTGTCTTCCATAAGGAAGTTAATTTCTTCTGTGTTTAAGTGAGGTTTTGTTTGCTTATAATATTCGTACAATAAAGCTTGATCATCTAACTTTGAATAATCTTGGTTAAGTCTAACGTAGTCACTTAAATCTCCACCAGTTTCTTCCATAAAGCCCATTAACTTTTGGATATTCTCTGGTAATGGTTTTCCTGTTTCTTGAGATTCTACTATAGCATCGGCAACTTGTTCTTCTAGTTCTTCAGCTGTCTCTTCAACTTCTTCCTCTTCATCTGTTATTTCTTCTAAAACAGGTGTTTCATCATTTTCTTCTGTAGACTGTTCAACAACCTCTTCTTTATCAGTCGTTTCTTCAACAACCTCTTCTTGAACTCCCTCGGTTTCTGTATTATCGACTGGTTGTACATCTTCTTCTTTTTCTTTAGGTGGATTACTTAAATCTACTTTTATTACGCTATCATCTCCAGCGCTTTCAAATTTACTTTCATCAATTTGAGGAGTTTCCTCAGTTTGATCTTGTGTAGTTTCCTCAACTACGTTTTCTACATTTTCTTCCATAATATAATATAATAATAATTAATAAAAAATTTACTTAGGCTCAAAACTACCTAAATCAAATCCGCCACCTAGTATATCATTACCTGCGGACTCAAAGTTTTTAGGTGGTTTACCTGTTTTTCTCTGCTCAATCATCTCACTTTGTTGAGACGCTTGAATTTTTGTTCTTTCATCTTTACGATCTTCTTTTTGTTTTTCTCTTTCTTTCATACCTTCTACTTCAATTCCTTTTAGTTGCATGTTATATTGAAACTCTAATTCCATTAGTTCTTTTTTGTGCATAACTTCTTGTTGCATCTTCTGTGATTCAAGTTGAGCTTTCATTTGCTGTAGTTGAGTTTCAGTTTGTGCTAAAGCTTGATTTTTTTGAACTTCTGTTTGAGCTGCTGCTTGAGCAGCTTGTGTATTAGAGCTTGCTTGTGCTTGGATATTTTCTAATTGCAATTGTCTATCTTTATCTTGCTTTTTCTTTCTACGTATTTTCAATAATTGATTAGCAAGTTTTATATTTTTAATTTCTCTAAGATCAATAGCATCTTCTAATTCTATATTTTGCTGTTGCAATGCCATTTGAATATTATTTTCAAGCATTGCTTTTTCTTCTTCGTCTGGAGTTAATTCTATAAATATTCCAAAATCATAAAGGTATAAATCTTCTAACTCTTCTAATGTAGCTACATTATGAGCTCCTATAGCTTGGATAAAAGCATCTTTTGTTGGTGAGTACTCTATAATATCAGATATTCTAAGTGATAAGCATTCTGCTATTTCCGCAGTTAAATATAAACCAGATTGTAATATATGTCTTGTTGCCGTGTTAGAATTTGCTGCTGCTAATTTTTGAACACCAACTAAAGCATTTTTATCTGGTGTACTACCGTCTCTAGCTTCGTTCAATCCGGTCACATCTCTTATCATCTGTAAGTAATAGTTATAATTAGCTATAAGAGCTTGCATTTTATTACCACCAGATCCCGATGTTATTTCTTGGATAGGTACTTTACCAGGATTTAAATCACCATCAGAAGTAAAACTTCTACCTATAACAGATCCAGTTTGGAAGAACATGTTTAAAGCTTCTTGTGGATTGTAATTAGTTCCATTTCCTAAATCTATTTCAGCAAGACCATCAGCATCTAAATAAACACCATCTGGAACCATTTTAGACATCACTTGTTGTAACTTTAAATGAGTTAATTGAATCATGTCTGCAAAACCTGTTATACGTTTTACTAAAGAATCTATTCTTCCATTATACATTCTAGGAGCTACAATAGCATAGTTCATTTTAACTTTAGTAAAATCACTTTTAGGACGCATCATATTTTTAGCCATTTCCCATTTAAGCAATTTGTCAGTGCCTAAAATCATCGCGCCATCATAAAGGCACTCTACAGACCTTAACATCCTACTATATCCACCTTCTTTATCTTTTGGAGGATTAAAAGTATCGTCTTTAGGTATAATTTTATCAGCACCAGTACCAGTTTCTTTTAATTTATAAACTTCGTTCATATAAGTTTTATAGTTAAAATATAAAACTTGAATAGTGTTATTGTCTTCTTTATTCGTAGAGTATCTATTGTTGTAATTAGATCTAGTGTTAGACTTATTTTTCATAATATCCTCAAGATCGCTTTCTGTTAAATGAGGAAATTGTTTTGCTAATTCATTTACCGGAATAGATTTAACTTCACCTACGTAATATATATCATCAAAATAAGGAGAGTCAGTGTAAGAATAAACTAAGTTTGCTGGATCAACATAATCTATAACAACACCTTCAGAAGTATTAAAAGAAGTTTTTACAGCACCTATACCTAAAACAGTTAAATCGTAATAAAAACGTTTTTTAGTTAATTCATATTTATTACCCTCAAATAACACATTTAAAGCTTGTTCTTCAGCAAGTTCAATAGCTTGCTTATAAGTTAACTGCATGTGTAATTGTAGTTCTTCTGTTGTTTCTGGTAATTTATCTTGATCACTTTCCCTAGTATTTACACCAAAATTTTCTGCTACAAAATCATCAAACTCTTTATACTCCATATCGTTAAGTATAGATTCCATGTATTCAGTTCTTTTTTCAATACCATAAGGATCTTGAGAAAAAGCTTTTATATCGTAAGTTCTTTCAGCTATACCATTTACTACTATATCGACAAATTTAGATATAATCGGAACTGGTTTCCAATCTAAATTAAGATAGGACAAATCACCATTTATTGATAACTCATCCTTATACTTTTGGATAGATTGCTCACCTCTTGCGTACAATCTTAAATTATGAAAATTATTATAGTTACTCCTGTACCTGTTAAGACTTCTATCGTTGTTAAACCATTCTGTTTCTATAGCTTTAGCTACTTTCAAACCGTACTCGTGACTTATTTTCTCTAAATCACTTACTGTTTGACTTGGGAAATAACTTTTTATGCCAGACTCTGCCATATATTTATTTTATTATTTGTGAATTAGTTCCAGTATTATTATACTTGGAAATACTTATATTTAGTTTAGGTTTTTCAACCTTTATGTTTGGAGCGTATAAATGTCTATTATTTGCCATAATAGCTAAACCAGAGCTTATTGATGCGTCAAACTTTGTTCTTTTATTTATATCAAATTTACTCCAATCATTTAATAATTCATTGAAATATAAATCTCCAAACGTTCCATCTTGTTTCATACCTACATGATCTTGAATATACATCTCAATCGCTGCGGCATGAGCTTGTTTTATATCTTCACTGGAGTTAGGAATTCCTCCAACTTCTTTTTCTGCTACAGATAATTTATTCCAAACTTTATCTGGTCGATTCATACTGAATCCTCTATAACCTCTACGTCTTAAATAATACAATAATCGAGGTTTGTTATTTTCCGCTAATATTGGCATTCCATAAAACACTAATGCCATTAAAACGTCTTCAAAAAATATTTCAGCCGTAGGTGGTCTTGATAAGTATTCTAAAAAGAAGCTATTCGCAGGAGCGTCCTCCATACTAAACCTGGTTAAGCCGTGTAATGCTCCTTTAGATCCTTGTC